CAGAGATTTCTCCTGTTGCTGCCCCTCCCCCAAGAATTAACCCTTGAGGCCCTCGGTCTGACAAATTTAAACGAGAAGGGTGCATTCCAAAAAAGGAGCATTTTATTGCAGCCATTAATCTAAAAAATTGTTCAAATTGCATGTCGCTAGGAGTTGACGTCAAATCAAGAACTTGGGCCTTCATGTTTTCGGGTCCCGGCAAAACAGGCATTTTAGATTTTGTTGTTGCTGGCCCACCTTGTCCTAAAATTTGACGCTCGAATGCGCTAAGACCTTCCGCGGAATAATCTCCAGAAAGCACCAACATTCGAGATGGAAATCCGGGACGAAACAAATCTCTGTTATAATTAAACATATTTAAAAGTAAAAGAGTTGCTTGCATTGATTGTTCAAGAAGAGATGTGCCAAATCCCCAGCGATTTAATTCACCAGATGGGTGAACCCACTCAACATCAATTTCGTCTTGTGTCCACGCTCCAACAATTTGTCCATCAACTTCTTGAACATACGCCGCATTTGTAATATCAATAGTTATGCCAGATTTTGATGACCATTCTTCACTTAGCATCATTCGGGCAACTCGTTCGTTGGTAATGCCTCGTTTTGTCATCCATGGCATTAATACATAAAGAACTGGCAAAATTGTATCCCCGGGCAATAAATAAAAATCAGTCGGCTGACCATAGGAATTTTTTCTAATAACCATTGCTCGACGATCAATAATTAATTCTTCTTGTACTGCCACGGTCAAAAAATCTCGAAGTGTTTTGTGGTATGTTTTATTTGGGTTTTGAAGAAGTTGTTCCATTTCAAGGCATCGACGTTCAACGTTGCTATCGCTTGAATCAAAGTTGGGATCATCAAATCTTTTGTGAACGACTCTCCATCCTCGTTGTTTTCCGGGCACACTGACTTTTCTCGAAAGTCCTTTTATGTCTTCAATTCTTCTGGAGATAATGGCTTGATCAATTAAACTTTCCCTTGCCAAAGCTCTTAATGTTCCAAACGGAGGAGTGTCAAGGGGCTTGCGAATTGTGCCAGGTGCAAGCGCAATGTTTGCCACAGACGGCCCATAGTTTGAAAACCATTGGCCACGGCGACGTTCTTCATTTGCCCTCGCAAGGTTTTGACGTTCTGGGCTAAAAACATTTTTCGGAGCCAAGTCTTCAGACGTGGGCTTCATTGGAAGACCGTTCATATCAACAAGCATTATTTAGTCCTTATATCATTAAAATTTCTTCAAAAGCCCTTTTGTTTTGGCGAGAAGTTTCTAGTGCCATTTCCAAAGAATCTAAAATATCATCATTTTCTGATCTAGGATATGTCATTAATTGTTCGTATAATTCCCAAAAGGCTGGGTGAACTATTGCCATTCGGGTTTCGTCGTAATTATATCCATATTCTTCAATAGGAAGTCCAGTGTCTGGGTGTTTTTTGGCTTCTCTTTCGGTGCATTTTCTCATAAATATTTTACCCTGTTCAAAAAAAGTAGACATGCCTTCAATTCTTATTTGTTTTCTATTGCGGGACAAATGCTTTATTTCTCTAATAGGAATCATTGATTTTCTAAGAACCTGCTGAATTAGAACGTGTTGGAAACCATTTCCTTCGATGCCATTCATTTCAATTTTATATGATTGGTTTTGTAAAATAATTCTATTTACTTGATTGGCGACATCTGTTTTTTCGGACGCAACATCAAAAATTATTATTTCATTATCATTCGTTTTCCCTATCATTACCATAGCAAAATAATCGCTTGCGTCATCTTTTCCGACCGACCAGTCAACGCCAGAGTAAAAAAGCATTGGTTTTCCTCTAAAAAACCAACGTTTTGACATAGGTTTATATGTTAAATCATTTGCATCATACCACTGAATCCAAGAGCTTCTAAATGTTCTCGTAACATCATCTCTCGGGTCATTCATATATTCTTTTTGAAATGCTAAACCATTTTTCTTTTTTAAGTCGATAAGTCTTTCCATAGTGAAACGTTCAGGCCATAGGGGTGCCTGAATTTTTTCTTTGTTTTCATTTTCTACTGTAACTATTGCTTGATACCTTCTTGTTACATAAAGATCATTTCTTTGAAGCATTTGATTTAAAAGAGATCCATAATGAAGAATGGTGCCGACTAAAATGATTTGCCCCTTAGGCGGCGGTTCAATCATTGGCTCTACAGCACTATCCCACCAATTGGCCAATTTTTGTCTTTGAACCGGAGTGTCTACAAGTTCGTCATTTTCTAAATCATCAGCAATAACAAGATCTGGTCTTCTATATCCAAATCGTATTCCTCTTAGTGGATTGTTCGCCATTCTCGCAAGAATTTTTGCACGATCATCCAATTGGGCACTCCATTGCTTTTTTGAAGAATCCCACTTTTTAAATCCAATAACAAACTCTTCGTCTGTCCATTTTTCTTTTTCTCCTCGTGATGTTCCGTCGAGAGAATCCCAATCTTTGCCTAAAACAATTCCCCAGTCACTACACAAACGCTCATTGCTTTCGAACTCTTCTTTAATATTTCTGGTGTGAGAAACGGAAATTCTCGCAATATCAGAAATAATAACCACGAAAAATTTTCTTTGAGTAACTAATGACCAAATAACATAAAGAAATGTAATCAATGTGCTCTTGCTATGATTTCTTGGGGCAGCTAATACAAGAGTATTAAGGTTTTCTTTTCCTTTCCATTCTTCCAAATCATTTTTTGTGGCAAGATCAATAATTTCTTTGTGAAAATCTGGAGATTTTTGAAACCAGTATTTTGGAAAATATATTCTGCCAAATTCAAATGGGTCATTAATTGTGCGTTGTATTCTCCATTTTCTCAAACCATCTTCTAATTCGATAGGCGCAGGTATATTCTGCACAACAGACGTGGCGCTCATTCTTCAATGCCAAGTCTATTTCTTAATTTTGACTGCCGTTTTGACTCTTCATCTAAAATTAATGATGAATAAAGTCCAGCTCTTTCACATTCTAAATACAAATCTTTTATTACATACGCAATACGAATTGTGTGATCTTGGTCAGTTTCTTCTGGTTTTTTTTCCCAAACTGCCGCTAATTTGGCTTGAGGAGAATTTGGGGCATACGGCAATGTCGCAACATTGTTTTCTACACGCACGTTTACTGCTGCTCCAGCAGCCTGCTCTACGGGAGAAAGTCCAGTTACTGACGACAGCATTCTGTCCAATAAGCCGCCAAGTTTTGCCAAACTCTCAGGGCTGGCCTCATCTCTTAAATTCGCAACAGCTTTTGTAAACCACGACAACCCGTCGATCCCGGCTTGTCTTCTTTTCATAACTTGCCAGTCTCTAAGACGGTTTTCTTCTAACGCTAATTTTTCTGCAATGGCTTGGGCTTGTTCGGCCCTATACGAATTTCTCGCATCTACCCACCGCCCTTTTCTTCCATACAGCCTTACAAGAGAATATGATATATTGCATTCAGAGCTTATTCTGTCGTAACTCCACCCGCCATACACATATAATACTTTAACAAGATGCCAATCAACATCTGGCTTTCCTTTTTCATGCCCTTTTCTGATCGCAAGAGCAAGTTGTAACGCAGACTCCTCCGGGCTCATTGGTTCTTCACCTGGGGTGCCGTCTGGCATTGCGTCATAAATAGACCCAGATGGTTCTATCGCAGAAATGCCATCTTCTTCTTCTGGCTTACTTTCCCAAGAAGAAGGGTCTTCTGGATCATTTTTTTTTGTTTCCGAAATATTTTTGCGAATAGACCTTGTGCTTTCCATAGAGGCCAATTTGGGAAAATCTGGTATTTCTACTTCTTGATCTGAACTCATCATGTTTTTTCTAGAATTACCATTTGACAAATTTGTGCTATTTAAAAATTTTTGCGCACTTTGTTCTTGAAATTCTTTTCGTATTAATTGCGCTATGTTTGGCAACGGATTTGCTGTTGTTTTATTATTACTAGACGAAGACATTTTTTTGCTCCAATTTATACAACAGCCATTTCTTGGCGCTCAATTGCGTGAGATGCCGCTGTAACTAAATCTAATCCTATTGAGCCACTAAGCTGCAATATAACTAGTGCCGCTTTAATTACATGATCATTAAACTGAGCGTTTGTGCTTGCATCAGAAAACATCTGTGCAGACATAGCTTCTGATAAAGTCTTTTCTTTTGCCCAAAGTAATTCTGATGCAGCAAGAAGGTGCATCGATGCTGCCATGAGATCTCGTTGTAAACACGCGACTCCAAGAATTCCGTTTCTTGCTGGATATTTTTTTCTTCGTTGCGCTTGATCAAAAGCTCTAACTGACAAACTTACCATTATAATTCTTTCCTAGAATTTTCTATAATTCTAATTTCCGTTGGTTTTTCATATTGAGAAATCCAAAATGGATTTTCATAGACCTCTTCAAAAGCTATCATAGAAACTTTAAGGCTCTTGTCGAGCAAGTCTCTATTTTCTAGATACGACGGAGGAACACAAACATTTAATGACACTACTGCCATAGTTCCATCGGGTTTTTTGATTTCAATTTCTTGCCACATTGCCCAATCAAACCCGCCGCCTTTTTCTTCTGGGTGTTCTATTGCGCACACAACATATCTGACTATTGGATTTCCTGGAATTGTAATGTTTTTATCTTTAAGATATAAATCATTCGTTGTTCTTCGAAATACCCATTGGTCTCCACTTGTTAACCAAAGCAAAGGGCGATCTTCAAATTCTGGATGCCCAGGCATTCCAGTCATAACATCTTTTACCGAAAAAAAGGGGCGAGACATTTATTCATTCACCATTTGTTTTGCGGCATAAAAAAAGTTTTTATCTGAATCATTTATATTAATAATCGGATTATCTATGTGTGGATCTATCATCTCTACCAATCGAGCAACTGCGCCAAGTAAATTTGATGGAGACAATTCAGTTACGGCTCGCTGAGCACGTTCTGATTTAATCCACTGTTGAAGTGCGCTTATTTGCAAATGCTTTACATTTCTCGCATGAATTGCTTTATGTCTCCAAGCATCATATTCTTCTTTTTGAAGATTCATTTTGTCTTGTCGTTTTTT